TGTAATGCACAAAATACTGTATCTTGCGCTTCATATCATCATCTTCACGATAATTACGGCGTATGGACAATATCTGCCCATTATCCTGACTAATTGTCACCACATACGGCACTTTTATGCCTGTGGGCTCTCCATCATCATCTTTCTCTTCATAGCCCTCTATGTCCAAATCGACATGACATTCCAGCAAAGTGCAGTCATAATCTATCTGATTAGGCGACATCCCGTCGATTCTGTTGATTTCATCGGTTACAGAATCGCCCTCAGCCTGCCCCGGAAGCACCGGAATATCAAGATAAAATCCCGATATTTGCTTCTTCCGGAGCTCATTTAGCGATATTCGTAGCGTTTGTGTAATATTAGGGCACGTTTCAAGGTCTGATGTCTCATATGGCACCACCAAATGCTCTGCTGGCACAAATTTTGATACTGCTCGCCCCATATTTTCGTCAAAATACACCTTTTTAAAGGTAGAACCGGCCAAAGGCAGGTAAAAAAGCATCTGATCGAGCTCTGGGGTGTATTCTTCCATGACATTTGTAATGTAATAGTTCATAAATTGGCGTACACGCTGCGATTGCTGCTGTTTATCGCGTGTTTCGGCCCCAACTATAGCTGTTCGGACAGGTCCAGACGCTGGAAGCAGCTCATTAAACGCTTGTGCTTGAAATTGTGTGGCTGCTTCGGCCAAAAGTGGGTGTGTTACCCCTGAAGAACCCCTAAACGGCTGTGTTCTTTCTTCATAACTAAAGCCCAAAAGCTCTAAACCGTTAGCATAGGCGTCTTCCCACTCCTGACGGCTAGCTTTATTAGCGTCATACTCACTTAAAAGCTCTCCTGCTATGCGTCCCAGCTCTCTATCTGGCATTTCTTCGGCTAAATTTGCATAAAAATTATCACTTGTGCCCCTTTGATCCATTGGCTCAAAGTCCACGGTCACCCCGCCATCGTCTTCCGCCGTGATCTCTATGTCCATATTCTCTGCTTCGACGTCCATATCTAGTGCAGCTATGGGCTCCATAGTGCCGGGCATCTCTATTTCAACATCAGCGGCCAGCTCTTCTGGCGTGGTGTCTGTCGGTATTCCTTTTTCTATAGCCATACGTGACTCCTTTTTTCTAACCTACCATAAACGGTTGATAAGCGCCAATACCTTTTGGACCCTTAAACATATCGCGTGCTATGTCCGATAAACCGGCTACACCGCCATCTTTCATCGGTTGACCACCGATAGCAGAGGAAACTAAAGACTCTTTATTAGGTCGGTCTATCAACAATATGTGACTGACGGAACCAACATCCTCATAATCATTGTAATAAGGTATCGAGGTGAACCCCTCATCAGCTAATTTTTTTCTAAACTTTTTTACAGCTTCGCGACCAAGATCCGATATATCTCCACTAATTGAAGATACTTTTTTAATGGAAGCTGGGTCAATATCTTTAGGTATATCATTACTTATTGCAACTTGACTAGGAGTGAGTTCATAATCATAAAATTGTTTACCTTTTTTTGCTTTAATAACCGCAGGATCTTTTTCCACAACATTATCTATAATCCATTCATGCAGATCGTACTCTGACCAAACTCCATCACCTTGAGGATCTCGTGGATTTTCAAAGGGACGACTTAAATCTGCTTTTAAAGGGAAAGTAGCTCCTTGAGAGGAGATAGTAGATCCTGTGTCTTGTATGTTTTCAAATCGTTCCTTAGCCGCCTGTTTTGTGCCTACGTGCAATCCTAAATTATCTAAGTAACTCGTAGAATATTCTTTCACACGTTCATCAATAACATCCATATCAAATTTTTCAAAATCTATAGGTAGAGCCTTATTTGTGTCAGGGTCTTTTACAGGGGTATGATAGTGATACACTTTATCAAACTTAAATTGGGGATAGCTTTCACTATAAGATTTTATTAAATCGTAATCAGAATCAAACTCACCCTTAGCTTCTTTAATTTTCTTAACCACCGCTTTCTGTGTTAATCCGGGAGCTTTCTCTTTGATTACCTCATAGCCTAAATCACCTGCTGCGGCGTCTATAACATCTCTGTAATTTTTACCGCCGGTCACAAATACTTTGTCATAGTCCCCTGCAATAGTCTCTCTAATCGTTTTCATTTGTTCTGGGTCATTAATAAACTTATCGCGTATCTCTGGAGTCATTAGCTGATCGTATTTCTCTATTGGAGTATCCGAGCGTATAAGTCCGTGTTTCGCGGACAGTATAGCTATGTCCACGTTTGGCGGTATGCCTTCTGCTTTCATTTTAGTAAATAACATACCCGTATATCTATCTAATGCTTTCATGTTACCAACATCTGGGCATTTGTTTTCACTACAAGAAACAATCAATAACTGACGACCCTGCTTAGATTCTGAAGGAAACAAACTTGATCCTTGTCCACTTTGAGGAAGCATCTTAGGTAAATTCAAACCAGAGAGATCCATAGGAGGCAAACCACCCCTTTTATCGTCGGATAAGCGTAGAGCCCCAAGAACTTCCTCAGCAAAGTCCTCTGCCATCTGGGGTCTTAGACCCCTGTCTGTAATTGCCCTGTCTAGCGCCTCTTGAACCTTAGGCTCTCTAAGGGGATCTAGCGACCCTACTATCTCTCCTTTTTTATTTCTAAAATTATGAACCACCTTATTTGTCAAACGTGCTAGTTCTACAAACTCTTCTTCAGGCATCTTCATAAAGTCTTCATAGCCTTTGCCCTTGACCAACTTCTCTACCGTATCATTTAGCTGCACCGTCACAGCGTTCATTTCGTCATTAATCTTATTTGTTCGTGTTAAATAGTCCGAAAGCGCTTCCGTTGTTTCAATAGCATTACTCATACGATTGCTACGTTGATTAAAAACCTGATCCTTCTTGAAGCCTAGATCACTTAGCTTGTTTGCAAGGCTCGTGGCTAGTGCTAGACCAGACTTAGCTCCCGCTTTTACTGCTTTAGTTGTAGCACCCGACGGCAAAACATCGCCTAACTCTTTTATGATTGAAGGAGAAACAGCCGTGGCCACCGCAGCTGCGCCAGCTTTCTTTAACAAATCTCTGCGCGATAAATCCACACCTGTAGCTGTCTGCTGAGGCAAAACAGTCTTAGAGCCTCTCGGCAAGCCTTTAACAAGCTGATTAATAGGTATCAAAGAGGTAAGTGCTTCCGCCGATAACATACCCGCAATTCCTGCTCCGTACTCATCTTTAGGTATCGACGCAATATCCTTGTATGTGCCTACATTACCTGCGGCCATCAAATCTTTGAATGTCTGGGACCCGCCAACTGGCTTTTCAGAAAAAGGCTGCATCCCCTGCTTACCGGGTAAAAGATTTAAAAGAAGAGGAGCCATGTTAACCATGTCCACAGGAAAGCCCAAAATCTGTGCTATACCGGTATTTGCTCCTTTTACAAAAGCCTTCGCTTTTTTCTTATCGCGTTCCGTAAACAGATCCGTCATCAGTAGTACGCTCTTACTTGCACGTTGTTGTCATCCTCATCCCAGTCATCACTTGGCAGCTGCACAAAATTACCCTGACGATACCGCATCAAAGCCTGTGTCATACTATCCACTAGGTCATCATACTCCCCATTTGGAAAAGCTGCAACCTCCTCTATCATCTCATCCGCAAACTTTGTGTCTGGTGCGTACACCATGCCTGCTTCAAAAAGAACCGATACAGAGTGCACGCGCGTCACCTTATCATTACCTTTACTTGGTGTAAAGTTGACAACAGGTATACCCATGTTCCGTAGTTCGTGGGTCAAGGGCAGCCCCGTCGCCTTTGCCTCTATGATTACCGTATCCGGCTCCCAGTACTTATACTGATCCAGCGCTACCTCCTTTAACTCAGGGAAGTCCCACCGATCCTTCTGACTATCAAGAAGTATCAACGCCGGGGGTCCCCCCGCTTCTTCAGGATAAAACACACCCCATGTCGTAATCGCACTATAGTCCGATGTCTCGCGTTTCGTGAACGCCGTATCGTAGCTCTGTATTACAAACTCAAGGTTCGGCACATTCTTTTGCTCCCATCTCTTCCACCACTCTCTGGGTATAATAGCATTCTCTTCACCTGTCGGGTTCTGCTGATACTGCGCGTTCCATTTGCTGGGTGGTATAGATGCGCGGACCGCTGTCAAATCATCGAGGCTCCAGAACTCTGGCCAACAGGGGGATCCATCCTCAAATATCGCCGGTAACTCTACAACTTCCCACTGGTCGGCTAATTCATCTTTCGCCATCGCACGCATCAGCTGTCCCGTCATATCCTTCTCGGACCATCTTGTCTGAACCAAAACAATACTGCCACCCGGCTGTAGTCTCTGTCGGGGGCCCCCAGTGTACCAGTCCCACGCATCGTCAAAACCTGTATTCGACATCGCGGTCTGTTCCGAGTGCGGGTCATCTATAATCACCAAGTCGCCACCACGACCCGCTAAGTTCGAACCCACACCAACAGCGTAGTACATACCCCCAGAGGTCGTGTCCCACCGACCGGAGGCTTTACTATCCGCTGACAGATTAACAGACGGAAAGATCTCTTTGTAATCGTCACTATCAATAAGATTCTTGGTCTTACGTCCAAAGTTCACGGCGAGCTCGGTGGTGTGTGTCGCCTGAATAATTTTCATCTTAGGGTTTTTACCCATCATCCACGCAGGAAACAAGAAGCTGGCAAACTCAGATTTTGTATGTCTCGGGGCCATATTGATTATTAATCTCTTGAGCTCGCCACGTGCCACACGCTCCAGCTTTTCCGCGATAATTTTGTGGTGACGACCTGCAATAAAATCGGGCCACATATTTTTTACAAAAATTAAAAAGTCCTGTTGGCACTTCTCGTTTTTCTCGATTTGCGCAAGTCGTAACTTGAGCTTTGCCTCTTTCTCAGTCAGATCCATCCGGGGCCCCTAAAAACGCTTAAATCATGTGCATAATATGCACGGTTTTTGGGCAGTTAACAAGAACTCTGTTTTTTGCCTATTTATTGTGCATTGTTTCACGTGAAACATTGTGCGATTTTTCACGTAAATATTCGTGCGAAACATGGCCCTAGCTAACGTCTGCACAACCGCTGGTCGTGGTTTTCCGGTCGCGCGCACCAGATCAAAAACCGTGTTTTTTGCCTCGATTATCTAAGGATCCTAAGCGAAAAACTTGGCCAGCTGGCGGCGGATCGCGGCCAGCGGCTGGCGGATCTGGTGCGCTGGATCTCGACCAGCTGGCGGCGGATCGCGGATCTGGAACCGTGAACCGTGCACCAGCTGGCGGCGGATCTCGAGTCTGAACCGGTCGAGCTCGAGCAATGGCCAGCGGCTGGCGGATCTGAAAAAATCCTGGTCGGTTACAGGATAACGGCCAGCTATACGTTTCACCAGCTACACGGGACGCTGGCGGCGGCGTGATTAACTGGCAATTAGACACAAAAAAAGCGGCGCAAAGGCCGCTTTAATTGCACCAGCTGGCGCGGATCTAAAAATCTTCTTCTATGATTTGAGCAAGCTTAGCAAGTTTTAAATGTGCTGGCATTGTTTCCGCTAATGTGTCGCGGATCTGGCCGTGCTCGAGCGCCACCAGCAAGTCGACACAGTGGTGGCCACATAAAGCTTCCAGCTCGAATAAAACGCTGGTAGCTTCTTTATTAACTGAACCGTCAGAATTAAGAACTGGCATCATTAACCTTTCAATTGTTTAGAAGTATTATAAACCGTCTTTTGATCCACAAAGTCGAATTGATCTTCTAAGCCTATTAATGGTTCATGCTTGCGCGTTTTCTGGCGTACTAGCGATCGTTTTAGTAACGTCTTGCGTCCAGTGTGACCGTCAGTAAATGACAACTGGAAAGTTTTAACGCCGTTTTCTGGATCTTCCTTAACACTTATATCTAGTGATCCAAAGTAATGCGAATTAACAGCGCTAAAACCTACGTTAATATTTTGCGTGTTGTGCTGGATCACGCCAAAAGATTTATTACCAGTTTTCGCGCCGCTATTCTTTGCATAGGCGCAAGAATTGATATCAAACCAAATAGGATAGTTTCTCATAGTTTTACCTTTCAATAGTTATGTTTAATTTGAGTATAAGAAAAAAAGAGAATAAATCAAATAATATAAGAAAGGCCGCATATAGCGGCCTTAATTGGTGCACCAGCTGGCGCGGATCTAGTCGAGCTCTCAACTTGTCATTCTATTAGTTTTCAAACCTACTTCACGCGCTATCATTACAAACTCTAAAATTGGATTATAGATCTTAAAATTGTTTTCACTATCTGCAAGAATATTTAAAACGTAGGTATCAACTATAAAATCAAGATCATTTAAACGGTTATCATATTCTACAAGCGCGTCATACTTTTCAAAAAATCCAGCGGCTGGCATATCTTTAGACCAGCTTTTCCATAAACGCCGCGCTTTTTGTGTAAGTAATTTCATGCCATATAATTCATTATTAACGGCCGTTTCTGGTATTTTATCAAATAGAATATCCATAGCTAAACTTCCTTAATCTGGATCATAGAGTTTTCTGTCTCTTGTAACGCTTCCAGATCATCTTCAGAAAGCGTGTACTGGCTATGTGATACCGTCCAATCAACACGGCGGCTAATCTCTTCAGATATCCAATCTTCAACTTCTGAAATAGTTTTAAATCTTTTTTTGGTCGGATTAGTATCCAGCCAATCAACTGGATAAGTTACTTCATATTCAATAGTCATAATTTTACCTTTCATAGTTATGTTTAAATTCAAGTATAGGAAAAAATAGGTTTACGTCAATGACATAAAAAAAGGCCGCATGAAGCGGCCTTTAGTGGTTCATATATAAATGGATCTAGGCGGCTACCGTATCCAATAGCTGGCCAGCCTTGCGCTCTAAATCCAGCCTATTGTCTTGATGTGGAATATCGCGCGCTATAGCTGTTATAGCATTAGATGCGTCCCAAATCGTTTTCATAGGCTTTTGTTCTTCTTCACCATGTCTAGTATAAGCGGCTTTTGCCATTCTAGCGGATAAGCCTACGCGCTTTTGAAGAAATTTTAACGCTTGTTCTTCATCTTCAGCAACTTGCGCTTCTTGTGCGGCTTGTATACCGTCCAGCACTTTAGTAGTTGATCCATTGCTAAAGGATCTAAGAGCTGGCTGGGCTTCTTCGCTAAAACGTTCCGCCGCAAATTTGGTATGTCTAATAGTGATTTCACTAAAATCTTCAACACCCCAAGCGTATCGGTTCTGGCATATTCCGCGCATATACATGGTTGCTATCTTGCAAGACTTGGCGCCTACTTCGCTATTTGAGATATAAAAACCCCTGAACACTAGATCAGGTTCACCATTTGGAAGCTTGCCTATTTCAATAGGGTTCAGATCATCTACTAGAAAAATAAAAACGTCACGATCAGAGCCATAAATAGTAGTGCTCTCATTAGTGACTGGGGCAAAAGGATCATAAACAGCCATGCCGCTTTCAGATCCAGTTATATAACCGGGAATTTTAAACTTAGTAGCGGCGGCTATTTCTTGAACAGCGGCTACTATTTCCCAATCATATATGCGGCCGTATTCGGATCCTGTGAGAGCTCTTAACTGGCCTTTTGTAGATTTATAAGATTTTACCAGCTCTTTATTTCTGTTTTCTAATAAACCCCATTTAACACAATCCGCCGCTAAGGGTGCTGGTAGATCACGCAAGTAGCCAGCTGGCGCACCAGCTAAACTACTGATCTGGCCAAAAGACCAATGAGTAGGGACAGCCTGATGCTCTTGTTTATTCTGATCAGTAAATTCCAGCGTTATCTTGCCTTGTCTTATGTCGTTCTCATCTACATCACCGTTTATATGTAAATTCTTAACATTAAGAACGTCCGCTTGCATCATCTGATAATCATTAAACTTGAAATCACGCAATGCTTGCAAAGATGTAAAGCGTTCGTCCGCTGGCCTACGCGCCCAATTTGAAGCAATTAACCCAGCTTCGCTACTAATACCATGCGTTAAAGCATCTGTTTTATATGTAAATTCGTTCATAGTTTTTTCCTTTGTTATGTTAAAAAAAGCGGACTGTTTTACCAGCCCACTTTATTTGTCGCATATATGCCTATACTTTTCAAGAATTAATTTTTTGAAAAGTTATCTTCTTAATTCCTTATGCTCATTTAAATAGCGTTCTTCTTCTATAAATTCCGCAACCTTATTGCGGATCTCACAAAGCTCTGAAAAATGCCTATGTTCACTATCAATTTTTTCTACCCCAAATTTTTCTAATAAATCATAGAAAGCATCTTGGAATAACACCCACTCACCAGCGCTAAATTCATTTCTCATTTTTTATTCCTTTCACGCCGCTGTTTTGCTTCGATCCATAAAGACATAGTTACCGCTTTATAATATTGATTTAGTCGATCTTTCTCTTGCTGGATCAGGGCGTCATATTCTTTAACAATGGCTTCTTTATTACCAGCATTAAACGCCGCCTTAGATCTTTTCTTAAATTCATTAATCTTTCCATAGGCGGCTATCTCTGCGAACCTAGCGGCGGCTACCCCAGTTTCAGTACATTGGTTGCAAGACCGGCCTTTATCATAATCAACTAACGGTTCTGGGTTATTGCCCTCCGCCCAGCCAGATTTCTCATCTGGTAATATGGGCTCTTTGCAAAATACACAATGATGTTTTACTTCTTTAATATCTGTCATAGTTTTACTCCTTAGTTAGTGACAATATCGTATACTATACACAATAAAAAAGGCCAGTCAATTACAACTGGCCTTTCATTTATTTACGGCGGCGGCGGTCTATCCTGCTCCTGTATTCATCATATTTAGATCCATACATAAGACGGCCGAACCAATCAATTAAAAATAATATCTATATCACCTCCTTTCAATCCCATAGATCCCAAGCGTCACACGCTTCCAGACGCAAAGGGCTCTTCCTACCCTTTACGCCATGAAGAACCAGCCTACTTTTGGTTTCTATCCATAATTTTGCTCCGCATGGTCTAGGACGATCTGGCCTGTAAACCATACGCGCATTAGCTGGCAATTCTACTTCCATACAATATTTAGTCTGCGTTTTCTGCCGCCTTGCTTTCTGATCCCAGTAGTCATACTCTACACGAACCACGGGCTCACGCTCTTCACGCTTGGCATTACGCTGTATGATATTTTTATTTATGTGTATTATTTTCATTGTTTGATCCCCTGTTCTCTAGCCGCGTCTTGCATGATCTGGGTTAGAACTGGCTCCAGCTTTTCGTCTAGTCTTTGAAACTGAGCATCACCGATCCCACCCCTACAATAAACGGATACTTTAAAGAATTGATGAAAATGAGAACGTCTATTCATCAGGCCATTATTAAACAGATCGTATAGTAAGTTGCTGGCAACACGAAAGCGCTCCAAATATTTATTCTTAGATCTGCCCTGTGGTATTTTACCCTCAAAAGGCACCAGCGCTATGAGCTTGTCGTAAAGACTGCTAAAGCCCTCATTAACTGCCCAAGAGCTCTTGAACAAATTTAATTGATCACCGTACATTATTTTCCTCCTACACTATCAACTTGCACAGAATGAAAATCTCTATGGACAGTTTTTAAATAATATTCCTTTGCTACTTTCTCATCACAAAAAGAAAAACCGCCGTAGTCCTCAGTAATCTTTAAGGCTTTGTTCTCAGCATCTTTTTCAGTATCAGCCTCAACTTCAAAGTGAAAGCCCTCTTCATACGCAATTGCTACCCTAAATTTTTTCATTACTCACCTCCTAAGAACGTACCAGAACCATCATAGGATATTTTAGAAATATCCATGCGCTTTAATATGTAATAAACGTCCAAAGCCTCAGTGAGCTGGTTTTCAGAATCTTGATACTTTTTAAAAATTTCAGGGTTAGACAAAGTTTTCATATCTATCTCTGCGTCTGGACTAACCGCTACTTTTTGTAAAAGCTTCTTCAAATCTTTCTCGTTCAGACACAAACCCTCAAATTCAATGTTGTAGAAATGCTCAGTCATTTTGGTTCCTCCCACAAATAATCTAATTGGTAAGCACTAGCGTCCTTAAATCCACCAGCATTAAATTGATCTAACAATTTATCATGGACAATAGCTAATCTGCGCTGGATACGTTCCATCTCGTTTTGGTTATACTTGCCCATAAACTCAACTCCATCTAATTGAAGTTCAGTTCTGCCGCCAAACTCTTGGATCTCTCCAGCTATTTGCTTAAAGGCCGCACGAAGCGTGGCGATCTGCAAATAAGTAACCATTTTAAGTGGGGAAAGTTTTAAGCTATCCCAGTCCGGTTGTATTGGATCTTCATATTTTGTCATAGTTTTACTCCTGTCTAGTTAGTGACAATATCCCATAGATAAACTATTAGACTGGGCAAATCAAGTAAAAAATTTTATCCCATTGAAAAGGTTGTCTACATTTAAACTCTGGTTTGACCTTATCCAGACCGTCCATCTTCAGGTCTACAGCGTCAGAACCCTTAAACAAATAGATCTCTGCTACATCAGACGGCGTGGGTTGTTTCTTTACCAGCACCCAGCACGAACCTTTCCCGTGTCTGGTCAGCCAAGCTACCTGTGACGGACGTAAGTCTACTTTATTGGTGGTAGTATATTTAAGCTCTACAAAATGAAAAGCACCCAGCTGGTCACACATTAACAGATCTGGTATTCCAGATCCCACCCAGTTTTCAATTCTGGTTAGTATCAGTTTGTAATTCGACCGACTCGCTGCTTCCTTTACTTGCTTGTAAAATCCGCTCTCTCGCTTTATTGCGGTTGCTGGTATTTTCTTCAGGTGTGATGTCGATTGTGACTGGGGCATAACTATTTTTGATCTCCTCTAATGCTTTCATTACTTCTTCCTTAGACATACTGTCTATGCTCCCGTGTCGTATTTCTGATTTATTCACATAGATATCGCCTTGCGCCATGCCTCTGGCTTTCTCAGCCATAACAGCCGCAGAGTAAGCACCATTCTGAAGCGCCAAATCACGGATAGTTTGCAGATCACGGATATGCCTGTGAAATGTAATCCCGTACTTCTCGTCCAGCTCTCGCCTATATTCTTTGATAGCATGACATACGTGTGGTGATATTCTGGGGTTAGTGAGCTCATATGCTCTAGTATGTGCAGAGCCAACAGAGTAGCCAGCATTGATTGCCGCCTCTCTAAATGTTATCTGCCCGTCCTTACTTACCAGCTCTTTCACAAACAGTTCTTGCTTTCGTGTTAGTGGGCTATGTATATCAGCTGGTCTTCTTCCGCGTGTTTCGTATTGTATTCCTGATTTAGTGGGTCTGCGTCTTGCCATGTGTTAATCCAGTTAAAAAGGTCTAGTTTGTTATTTCTCTATATACTATAGACACAAAATAAAAAAAATAAAAAACCATTTACCCCCCCATTAAGGAACATTTGTTAAATAACTCTGTAGTAACATAAGTGAAAACAGTAGTGTTACCTATTATGTTACCTTAAAAGTCTATATAAATAAGGGTGTTTAGGGCAAAGTAACACGGGTAACACGGGTAACGGCATTTTTTTTCAAAAATATTTTTTTTATTTTCAGCTCTATATGATATAGGCAAATAACTACAACAAGTGCCAAGAGTTCCGAAAACGGCCATCATTATGCTCTTTTTGCTTCTCGAGCATCTGTTCAGCATCTTTGCGATTTGTCACGTTATTCGTGATCCGATGTCCGGCCGCCTCGATATAATACAAGCGTTTATTGTCAAAGCCTTTTATTTCTTTGATGACAAAATTATCCAACGGACATTTGGTGCAGCAGCTCTTTTACTTGTGCGGCATCGCTACACTCTTTCAGTTTTTTCTTGTAAAAGGTCGATGTAAACTTTGGCAGCTCTCTGTCAAAACGTTGCTGCGCCATGATCTCATCTTTTTTTCTACACTCCAGCTCGTAAAAGAGCTCGTCATTCTCCAGCTTAAACTTTTTTTCTTCTGACGTTTCTTCACGCAATCTGCAAATTTGTTGCACCAGCATATTAACGTTGATGCGTATCTTCACTTGCTTTTCTGTAAACTGTCGTATTTCTTTCGTGGTTAGTGGTGTTATCTTCATGGTTGTTCCTTTAGCATTTCTAATACTTTGGTGAGCGCATCAACAGCTCCTACGTTGTAGGACGCCTCTTCAGGCGAGATCTGCGGACTGTGAATATTGATATTCTTATGTTCCATGATTGTTTTTTTTACCTGATCAGTAATGGTTTCTAGCTTTAAACTTAACTTACCCATGTGTTTCATAGCTTTTATATGATTATCGCTAAGAGTTTTTGTATATAAGTTATTTATTTTTTCTAACGTTTCGTTATTTCCAAGGCGCCCAAACCAATACTCGTACATCACCTCTTCAAGTTCATCTTTTATTTCAATGTTTTTTATGTCCATTTCTATCCTCGTTCATTATCATATCCGCTAAGTTTTCAAAGTCTTGTGCGATATACACTATGTTTGTGTATTGTATATACTTAGCTATTTTTATTATTTTTTTTGTTTCATCGTCGTCGGGGAGCAAGCCGCGCTCCCCGTAGGTTATAATATAGCGTAGGACCTCTTCCACTAGAGTCCTAATACTTCCCGTAGAATATTGCTGGGCACGGGGCTATCTGTATCTATTTTACCTATTCGCAATGTAACATATCCATCATCATCTATTTCGATATATGATACATCGTCTGACACAGTATTCAAAGCATTGGTTAGATCATTCCATGTCATCTTTGCTCTCTCCTAAAACGTATAAATTATCTTTACGTTTTACATCAGACAACGCTTGTAAATGAACATCATCATATCCCTGAGCAATCCATTCGTCATAATGCTCTTTTGCTCTCTCGTAGCTGGTGTAATAATCATCACAGGCACCTACCCAAACCACATACTTCCATTTACTCATTTCACTCTCCATACTCTTCAGGGCAACAATCTTCACAGTACAATTCATCTTCAAATATGAATCCTGTTTCGGGGTACGCAGTATCCCCACAATTAAAACATTTTCTATCGTCTTCTATATCAGTCATATGTTTTTCCTTAGTTGTTGTGTTTATCCCATACAATCACATAGTAAAACAGAAGTCAACACGAAAAAAGCCCCCCAGAAATCTGAGGGGCTTCCAACATAACTACGGGAGTGGGCCTATGACAACCCTTCTCATATATAGTTATACGCGAGTATATAAGATTTTACAAGCTTTTTTTTGATTTTTTATTATTAAATCCGTCAGGCGCGATAAATCCTTTTTTTATATCGGCACGGATACGCTTGATCGTTTCTTCATCGTCCATGATCTTAGAATAATCGGCCTCGGTTAGCTTCTGACGCTGCATCATGCGTTTAAACTTCTCCACAACCCCCTTACTAAAGTGACGGATCTGGTGGTCGGTGGTGGTTTTTTTTAAAAAATTATTAATGTGAAACATATCTTCTAACTTCATCTCATAAACTCTGGTTTGCGTAAGGGTATGCGTACTTCTTTTATGTAATTATTTACCTTAACACAATTTGGTTTACGGACAATAGGATCATAACGTTGATCTAATATTTCTGCGTAGTGATCGCATTGATCAAAATCTTCAAAGTAAATCCGGTGGATAGCACGCTGGTCACTCTCGATGTCAGGCACCGTTATAAGATACAGAATAAAGTATACAGTTTCAGGCGTCATAGTCCAACCCCCTGTAGTCCACAACATAACTATGTTCAGCTGGTTCACCGTCACGCGGTATACGGAACCGTATATTAACCTGTGTATAATCGCGATACTCTGTTTCGCGTAGCGACCACTTAGGTAAAGGGCACTTCTCCAGCCATAAATCAAACTCTGTGCGAGCGGTGTAGTCTTTCTTTGTCATATTTTCTCCTATTTTATGTTAATATATATAACTTATCCCATACTACAGGCCAAATTTTTTTAGTCAAGGCTTGGGATCGAGCTTCTCTTTCAGCTTATTATATATTTGCCATACTATTTTCAGCTGGCCGCTGATTGTTCGGCCGTGATCCGCGCTTGTTCGCTTGATGTCCTCGTAAACTTCTTTAGGAACGAGCACCGATTTCCATTTTTCTGTGTCCATAAGGGGTCCTCATATGTTATCTTACGCGAATATATAAGATTATATGTAAAAATGCAAGAAAAAAAGCCTCGCCAAGCGAGGCTAGGTGGGAGGAAAGAACAAAGCAAGTGTTAAGCAGTAAATTTATTTGGCAGAGCCCCAGTCAGGGCCGACCTCGATGTCACACTTGCTAGGTATCTCTAAGTCTACAGCAGTTTCCATCATCTGCGAAACAGTTTCTGCATCTTTTTTATCTTTGACCGACATAGCTATCTCATCGTGAATCTGTATCAGCGGTATACGGCCTGTTTTATATATATCGACCATGGCTTTTTTGGTCATATCGGCGGCGGACGCCTGTATGAGTCTGTTTAGCGCCTTATAAGTATACGCACGCTTCAGGCGTGTGGTATCGCCATACTCTTGCACCGCTTCGCGGTACGGGAGCGCTTTGTTCATCTCAAATGTATCAGGTTCCCACAGATCAAAACGACACTTACGGCCCAGCAACGAGCGTATGGAGCCGCTGCTGCTCTTATCGTTTAGTCTGTTCTGCACGCCTGTCATTAGCATCTTAACAAAAGGCACCCGTGTGTGATACTGACGGACAAGTTCTTTGGCCTCGTCCAGCGTGATATCCAGCTGGTCCGACATCTTGCCCACACCCATACCGTACATCAGGCCTAAGTTTATTGTTTTTGCTTGCTTACGTGGTATCTGTGCCATTTCTGCCACCATTGTATGAAAGTCCATATCGGGATTGTTCCGATAGCCGTGGACAAACTCTTCTACGCCGTCCAGCGTAAGCCCCTTACTTTTACCATACACATACGCATAGTGAACCAAGATGCGTGGTTCCTGTTGCGAGAAGTCAATGGCTGCCCATTGTTCGCCCTCTTCAGGTAGAAACAAACTACGTATCATGGGTCCGAGCTCTGGATCGCGTGCTGGGATCTGCTGTAGATTTGGATTATTCATAGATATGCGCCCTGATACGGTGCCGCCGTCATCGGATCGTATTTGGTTGATGTGGCTATGTATACGTCCGTCAGAGTGACAATGCTTCATTATTGTGTTGATAAAGGTGCCCGACGTTTTATTTAGGTTACGCGCTTGCACGATTAGCTGTGGTAACTGGTGACTGTGATCGGTAAGAAATTGTTTCGTGAACGATGGTGCACCTTTGTCGGTACGTGGGTAATCTATGCTCAGAGCCTCGAAGGCCTTCGCTATGGACGCGGCAGCCCATATTTCGATGTCATGGCCCACAAGTTTCTTAATGTGCCCCAGCACCTCTTTTTCGCGCTTCAGTAGCGAATTACGTGTACGCTCGACCTTATCTTGGTCTACACGGACACCGCGCCAAGTCATATCAATCAGGCACGGCAGTAGATCGAGCTCAAGATTAGCGATAGGCCACAGATCTTCTTTACCCAGCTGACCAGATAGATAGTTCCAGAGTTCGAGTGTGAGCTCGGCGTCACCCTCAGCGTAGGGCCCAACATACATGGCTGGCATCTTCCAGAGCTCGGCTTTTGGGTCCAGACCAAAACCGCGTGCAGCTTCTATCAGGTTCTTTTCAGACTTGACCTTACCTAGATGATCATAGGCCAGCGCGTTTAGGCTGTAGCTAAAACGGTTTTCGTCTAGTAGCGCTGCTATTAGCATGGTATCTATGATACGTCCGTTGATCGTGAAGCCCATGCGGCGTATCCAGCCAGCATCATACTGGGCATTGTGCATGATTTTATCGGCTGGGCTTTCAAATACTTTCTTTAGCCACTTGTTTACTACCCGTTCATCAAGATTACCGCCATATTTATGACGAATTGGTATATAGCCGGACCAGTCACTCACCGCTATGGCATAGCCAACGACCTCGCCATCTCCCGTTGCCCAACCAGCACCCAGCGTCTTGATGTTTGGATCGCGTGTTTCAACATCTATAGCTATTTGCTTGGCGTCAAATATGTTTGGCAGCTCACTAGGCGGAAGCCACTCAGACTTTGGCGTGTCAAACGCCAACTGTAACGCCATTATTTTTCTCCTCCAAGAGCACCGTAACCACAGATATCAAGCCAGCTGTCCTCATGGTCTGGTGTTTCTATTAATCGTGACAGCTTGACAGCTATCATACATTGGTAAGCTTGCGATACTGTTACCTCTCTTTCTAATATAACAGACCAAAGCTTCGCTATGCGTTTGTGGTTTTCATGCGCGTCACCATATGCTTTAGCGCGTGGGCCGTTAATCATCTTCTCGGCTTTTTCTAGTATTTCCTTCCTGTTCATATTATGTAACTCCTCAATGCGTCTTCTGGCTCGATTAAATATAAGTTTTTTTTAGTTCGTGTTACACCGACGTAGAATACACGGTGCAGTTCGTCAGGGTCACTCTCTGCTGCTTTTGAGGCGGCAGGAGATATATCGGTAAATAGCACAACGTTTTCGGCCTCGCCACCTTTTGATCCGTGGATCGTGGATAGCTGTATACGAGGCGTGCTGTTGAACTTCTCACCGCGTCGCAACAGCGCTGTAATGTACGCACGCTCGCTGTCGGGCATTTTGTCCATGGCTTCGTGCCATATCATATCTTTCGTGGCAAATAGACCATGATGCTGCTGGAGCTCTTCAAGACCTACCGTTTCATCGTCCGCTAAATGCGGTAGCTTTTTAAACCCACGTTTTACACGTTTACCCACAGACATATAGGCATATACAACACGCGCTACAGGGGTAGCTATCGCACGCCCCTTACGCATTTGCTCCCAGCCGTTAACCGCTTCACTTATCTTTTGCGATATGGACCTATGGCCGTGGTACGCAAACAGATGGCCACGACTACGTAAGGTTTCTACCATATCATACAGAAAGTACCCCGCTTGCGCCAGCACCAGCCATGTGCCCTCAGAAAAGTCTAGGTCATTTATGTCATACACACGCTTGAACGTGCCCTCATCAGGACGCGGTAGATATGTTTTAGGTACGCGCTTATGTATACGCTTGGATATACGCGAGGCTATCGGGTGTATGTTTTGTGGCACGCGGTACGATTGTTCAAGCACCTCATAACCACCGTCAAGACCGATGAAGTGTTCTACGTCTGCCCCAGCCCACTTATATATGGCTTGATCGTCGTCGCCAGCACAATAAATCTTTTCAGAATATTTCTCTATGACATGAGCTACGTCCCATTGTAGCGGCGATAGATCCTGTGCCTCATCAATAAAGCTGACGCTAAGGTTAGGACAGAAGCGTGAGCTCTCGTTTACAAACAGCTCCAACATATCGGTAAAATCATACAGACGCAGACGGTTCTTGTAGCTTTGTAGGGACCGCGCTACATAGGATAGTGTTATCCAATCCACTGTGCTGTCTGATTTATTGTATTGTTCTTTTAACGATACCTTACGTAGCCGTGCTAAGTTTATGATGGTCAGATAGGGGTCACTGTTGCTTGTCTTGTCGAGTATGTTTTCATCTTCATTGACCTTATCTACAGTAATACTAATACCTATAGCATTAGATAGCTCACGATAGTGCTCAGGTTGCATGATTTGTTCGGCACGAATACCCGACAGCCGTAGCGCAAAGCTGTGTAGAGTACGAAACCACGGCAACTGACTTTCGTTAAAACCAAAGCGCTGGCACGCACGGTCTACTGCCTCATAAGCCGCTTGGCGTGTAAAGGCAAAGTATCCTATCTTAGAGGGAGATATACCTTGCGCTAACGCTTCATCGACTTTATTCAGTAGTGCTGTTGTCTTCCCTGTACCCGGTGGCCCGTATATTCTGAATATCTTTGTCTGCATTTAGCTCTTCTATTCTATTTACTATGACACGGACACGCTCGCGTGACAGCCCGTATTTCTTTCCTATAGCGGTAAGAGTCATGCCCCTATGCTTTCTAAGGTTGTGCATCTCTTTGTTGCGCTCTAAAAATTTTAAATCCATGTGCTTACCCTGATATGTCAAACTCCCAATTTTCCTCAAACTCTTTCATGCTACCGTATCTTTTTACAAAAAGGGGTGTTTTTTCACCAACCCATGCGCCTATGACATTGTAATTAAAAAATTCCAAAGCCTCTTCATAATCCATACCATCACGCCTACAGAGTATAGCAATACACTCATCTTTATCATAGGCTATAACATCTTCCATTCCAAAACGCTGCGCTACGCCAAGGAACGCTTCATCAAATCCGTCTGCTTTTAACATTAAAATACCTCTTTGTTTTCTTGAGCACCAAAATCAGGAGCATGGAGCTCCACGTTTACAGCATCAAAGGACGGTATCTGCCATACGCGAATAGGCCGTCCTTTAATCTTTAAAAGCACACTCTCGCCACCCATATCGCGCAGACGCTGCGCTATCTTGTGGCTCTTATACTCAAAAAACTTGTTACGTTTTAAAAACGCATCAAAGTCTTTTAGTCGAAAGTATGTTTTTTGTTCTTCTTCATCGGTCCATGGACGCTTGAGTAATATTTCTTCTTTATCCTGTGCCTGTTGCATATGACGGCAAAACTCTTCCAAGTGATCGTAGAACTGTCCTGTGATACTAGCGTCCTGTGCCACCTCTATAATAGCGCTCTCATTGTCTTTCATTTCTTGCATCAGGCCCCCTATACGGTTTTCCCATATAATTTTTGATACAGAGCGTGGCATAAAGTTTAGTTGCTCCATACAAGAACGTTGAAACGTGGCTTGGTTTAGTAGCGCGTCGGTATCCATTTCCAGCGGCTCACCGTTTACATCAACAAACCACACAGGCGGCGTAGAGTTATACTTACGTAAGTTTGCAATCACAGCGCCTTGTACGGCGGCTCCTACACCGTGTTTACGTGTAAGACATAGAGTTTTATTGCAATGCGCATTGATAGGCGCGTCACTACACTTGTATACGTAATCTTTCTTTTCAAGCTGTTTTGCTACAATATTTACCTCATTTAGCGGTAGCGGCGGATCGAGATACTCCATATTGTACTTTAGTATCTCGGACTCCCAGCTGTCTGGGTACGCCTTACGTAAGTATACGCCCAAGTTAAATAGGCCGTTGTTACGACCGCCCTCTGATATTTTGTTCTTTGCCAGTATCTGTAGGCATGGTGGTCCATCTGTAAGCTGGTGCTGTTCGGCTTCGCCCCCTATCTGTAGCTTTGTTACTTGTTCAGGCGTTTGTTTGTACTGTTCGTAAAGTTCAATAAACTCATCTAGGGTAGCGCTGGTGCCATCATCTTTGATAGCATAGCGCAGACCGTCTTCACTATTGTAGTAAGGCAAGTTAAGAAAGTTGCCCACATCATCGCGGTCTAAGTGTAATTTTATCTGCTTTGGAAAGATCTCACTGCCACCATAACCCAGTGCAGCGGATATCTGTTGTAACGTAAACTGCATATCCTTGGCGTCTATCCACTCTGTTGTAAATAAGAAACAGTGTGCGCCACCTGACTTAGATCGACATATGACCAGTGGCAGTTTAAGTTTTCTAATCTTATCTATTAGTGCTTTGTGGTCTAGGGGGTACTGATCAACGTCAATACACCCCCAAACACATCTGTTGTCTTCATTGATAGGTATGATACCAACGGCCCTACCTTTACCGGACAAGTGCCCTTCCCAGAGCTCCTTGGTCCGTGGTTCACGTACTATCGCAGCGCGACCCGTGCTCTTACCGTTTAATTGCTTTTTATCTATCTTAAACGTGCCATAGGCAAGTTGAAGACCATTAAAGATAGCAGCAAATTTATCCGCTGAAGACATGATACGTTACTTAAAACGGTATCTGGTCTTTTGAGGCGTCTTCATTTTCGCGTTTTACTTCGACATTGCCAGCCTGCACGCTTTCAGAAAATGATTTAGCCTGCTCATATACGGCTAGGTTCAAAGCAAACTGAGCTGGATCTTTCTTTTGCGTTTCCGCATCGAGAAGAGGCCCCTCAAGCTGCATTTCCCAGCCGTGCCATGAGCCCTTGTCATTGGACTCAGCTAAAGTTTTTAGACGGAATTTGTACGCAAAACGTGCAAACCCATCTTTATTACACTGCGCCATAATCATGCTATTAAACTTGCGTGATTTTTTAAGCTGTGTAGACTTCATAGGTATTAGTGCTGTTTCGCCTTTACCGTCCGCTCCTATGACCAACACAAAGTGCTGATGCGTTTCCTCAACGTAGTCGCCACTGCCATCGGTGCAGTAGTCTTTGTTGTCCTCAGCTGACCGTTTAGTTTCAGGACACTCTGCCTGTGTCTTGTAAACCGTAGGAGCGCCGCTCCCTTGCCCTCTGGGGGCCCATCTGAGAAATTCACGCTGGTAAGCTACCGGAACGACTACAATGCCGTCCTTGCCGCTGTATAGCGCTTCTGTGACACTATTATATATGTCACCCTTTTTACCATCGAGCTTATCCATCATTGGATCTACACCCGATAATATTTTTATAAACGGTAAGGCAAGATCGTCTTTACCGACGTTCTCGTTTCCCTTTCCCGCATCTTTTTGAAGTTGTGCAAAATCAAATGCGGCAACTTCTGTGGCCTTCTTTTCAGCCACGGCTTTGCTTGCTTCAGCCATTTTTTGCTCCTTTAGCTTTAGTGATAATTGCTCTTTGACCAACATACGCCCCAAAGAGTTCCATGGGGAACTCGTCCCCGTTTTCCACACGTTCCTTAACAAAGGATCGTAAGGTGCTCGGTTCAATCTTTTCTGTTTGATCCGCGACAAAGCCTTCTTTTTCGGCAAAGGCCTTGAACGAAGACGCTTGATCATCTTCTCCACGTCCAAACTGACAAGATATGGTGTTTTTAATAATGTCGTCATAGCCATGCTCCCTTAGCCATTCATAAGCAGCTGGTCGATTGTCTACCTTGATAGACGCGCCATACTGCGGTTTTATAGTTACTTTTGATCCATCGAGAAGAGTAAACTCCATAGAGTTAGCTTCTGTCATTAATGCAGGTAGATCTTCATCTGTCATTTTTAACAGCTTCTTTTTTTCTTCTTTGAGCCGTTCTTCAAGCTCTTTGACGAAAGTATCTTGTTTTATGATCGCTTCGGCAAATCCAGTCAGCGTGGATAAATCTTCATTATCTAACGTATGCTTGGAAAATAAGGAGCCTTGATTGGCGTCCTCTTGCAGTTTCTTCATTATGTCCATATATCGTCCTTTCTCTTTCGCGATTAAAAACCTTTTCAGGTCTTGACAATTCCATATATAAGCGTATAAATTCTTATAGTCAAGAGGATAAAATGAAAAAATACAAATTTAAAACAAAACCATTTAAGCACCAAAGTAAGGCGCTCCGTGATTCGTGGGACGCAAAGTATTATGCACTGTTTATGGAGATGGGTACAGGAAAATCTAAAGTGGCTATTGATACCATGGGAGCTCTGTATACAGAACGTAAAATAAACGCTGCGTTAATCATATCACCCAAGGGCGTATACGACAACTGGGTGCAAGGAGAGATACCAACACATCTATCTGATGAGATAGAGACAAACATAGTACGCTGGCAGCCGTCTAGCGCACAGTGGTTCCAAAAACAAATGAGGACACTTGTGTATGAGAAGTTTGATGGCCTAAAGATATTTGTAATGAACACCGAAGCGTTGTCCACGCCTCGTGGAGCGCAGGCAGCATTTACTTTCTTAGAGGCAAACGATGAAAACATCGTGATTGTTGATGAGAGCACATCTATAAAAAATAGATCTGCTAACCGCACAAAGAATATCATGCAGCTGAAAGGCCTGTCCAAGTATAGACGTATACTGACAGGATCTCCAGTAACACGTAGTCCGATGGATTTATACAGTCAGTGTATGTTTTTGTCTGTGCTGGCCCTTAATTTTAAAAGCTTCTTTGCATTTCAAAATCGTTATGCACTGGTGCAAAAGCGTACCATGGGTCCACGGTCTTTTAATGAGATTGTAGGGTACCGCCGGCTGGACGAGCTTAACCAGAAGCTAGAGAGTTTTAGTAATCGTGTGCTGAAAGAAGATTGTCTGGATCTGCCAGATAAAATGTATACAAAGCGCCTTGTACCGTTGTCCGAGGAGCAAAACAAATCATACAAAGAAATGAAACGGCTGGCTCTTACAAAGCTACACAATGGTGAGCTGGCTACGACACAAAGTGTGCTTACCCAGATCATGCGGCTGCAACAGATATGCTGTGGTCACATACAGGACGATGAGGGTAATTTAGTGAGTTTCGCAAACGGGCGGCTGAAGGAGCTGCTCGATATATGTGAAGAAGTACAGGGAAAAGCTATCATTTGGGCGACATTTACCTACGACATCCAACAGATAGCGAAAGCCCTGCGCGACCGTTTTGGGCCCGATTCGGTCGCAACCTACTATGGTGAAACCCCACAAGAGGAGCGCCAAGAGATTGTGCAACGTTATCAAGATCTTGAAGATCCCCTGCGCTTCTTTGTGGGCCAACCAAAGACGGGTGGGTATGGTATTACACTAACAGCAGCTAACACTGTAATATACTACAGCAATAGTTATGATCTTGAGATACGCTTGCAGTCAGAGGACAGGGCGCACCGTATTGGTCAGACAAATAAAGTTACCTATGTGGATATTATATCGCCAGATACCGTAGACGAAAAGATACTCAAAGCGCTAAAAGAAAAAATAAACCTAGCCCAGCAAGTGTTGGGCGAAGATGTTAGGTCTTGGCTTTCTTAGTCTTTAGCACAGATCGCAAAACTTTAGCCTGTCGTGCATGAGTCTTTGATGCTTTGCTAAGACCTTTGGCTACTTTTTTTATTTTCTTTCGTATTTGTTTAGTCATTTTTTCTAGGCCGTCCCCGTTTTCTTTTTATTTTTGGCTCTGAGGTCTTCTTTGGCCGCCCTCGCGATTTGGGCTTGTCTGTTTTTGCCTTGAACTTTGGCTCGTTGTTCGAGGACGGTGAGGATTTGGATCTTCCTAGCAAACGGCTTATTAACTCTTTTAACCTTAGCAACAGTTGCTTTGGCATCTGCCACAGTGGCATATTTAATAGAGACTGTATCTTTGGGGTTTTCATCGGTATATAACCTCCTTCCTGACCCTTTTGGTTTTTTTCCAGTGCCTTTAAGTGGATCTTTCTTAGCCACGCAAACTACCTATACCTTGTACTAGGTCAGCGTCTTCTGGAAATAAAGCAGCAAACCTCCGTCTGTCTACTCTTTGATTTTGCACAGGCGGCGCTATATTATTTAACGAGGGGGACACAGCTGCTATATTGGTTGGTGGCGCCGTGATGGGTGCTTGGCTTGTCTGTATAACGTCCGGTCTTACAAGACTAGGCGTAACAGGCTTTGTCTCACGGCCAATAACAGATGGATCTTCTGCTGGCACAACCACATTTCTTTGTCTTTCTTCTTCCTCCGCTAGATAATCATTATAACTTTGTGCTGAAATAAGTCCGGAGCTAAACAAAGAGGTATTTAAACTTTTTGACAATTTAATTTTATCTGCTCTAGTTATTCCCTTTTCCATGAACAGTTTAAAGGTGCTCGGGTTTGCTACCGCCTCCAACAATAAATCTTTCAAGGCTTCTGCTGGAACCTGAAATAAACGTTGGTCAATCTCATCCGCCACTATGATGGGTTCTGCAAGACCTGATCCTCGACCGGGTATAAAGGTAGCTATTTGACCACCCGCAGATAAACCAAACAAACGAACTACTTTTCTTAGTATTTCACCACCTAATTCTTTAGGTAAAGGGGCTCCTTTGGCTTGTTGCAGTTCTAAATTACCTTCACCCATAAAACCTTTTTGAATACCAACGCTATCGTTAAGCAAACTGTTAAAACGTATGGCTTCTGCGTTAGTCACTAAGCCCTCTTGACGCATGATTTCTAAAATTGACGGACCTCTACCTTCAAACGGTGACACTAAATAATCTTGCATCTGCGCGAAATTTGTAAACTGTTGACCACCTTTGTCTGCTTTACCGGTTGCGTAGAAGAAAGCCTGTTCGAATATAAGATCTTTTAAACCATTTGCAGCACCAGAAAATTTTGTTTCTGCACGTTGAGCTTGTTTAATTAAAGTACGTAATGCTTGCTCGGAACCTGTTTTACGATTTCCGGGTTCCCCGACTGTACTTTTAACTATCTCTGTTGCGTTACCATCTAAAAAACTAGAGAGATTAATTGTGCCTTTTAGTTTCTTTTGATAAACCCCTTGTCGTGGTATTGATTTACCTAAAGGACTAATACCAGATTGATCAATTCTCGGATCACCGGTTTTTGCTAAAAGAGTATCAAAGGCATTTTGAGCTTTTTCTACGGTTTCTATGTCACGCATAAACTCAGGAAATTTCTCTGTGCCATCCTCGTTATATAAAACAACCTTAAACTCCTCTTTGAATCTGTTCAAAGACGTTGCGTTTACACGACCCGTGTTTGGATCGATGGTCTTCTTTGAAGCTACTCGAAGAAGATCGCTCTGAGCTGCTCGTAAGCTACCAACTTGTGATATAGTAAAGTCATCAAAATTTTCACCAGCCACGTTGTCTGCTAAAAATGTCATAGCTTTTTGTAATTGATCATACTTTAAGGCTGTAGCGTCACCCCCGCCTGTAAAAATTTTCTTGTGAGCGAGTTCAGGAATGTTAAACGCGCCGCCTAACCTATCTTTTGCTACCATTGCGTTTGGAAAAGCACGTGTAAACACATCATTAAGTGCTTTTGAAAATATAAAAGCATTGCGTAATTTTAGCTGATCTTCTGTTAGTGCGGCTAGTGCTTCACCATCAGGTGCGTCGCCACCAACTTTAATTCCAAAATCATCTTTAATCGCGTCCGCGAGCTCCCCTAGAACTCTGGCAGCATTCAAATCTTGTGAACCACCAAGAGCTGTTTTTTGTTTCATTAAAGTAAGAAGAATACTTCGAGCACGCATACCTTCTTTGACAGTAATTTCTTCAGGAGCTACGTCTGTTGTTTGTGCAGTAAAATTATTTCTTGCATTTATTAAGTTAAGCTCGTTATTTAAAATTTTTGCTTTTTCTTTTAAGAGATTTATTACTCTATTGCGTCGCATTCTTGGAAAATCTAAACGAGTTTCTTTCTCTAGAATATTAAAAAAGTTATCTAATCTTTGTCCCCTAAGCATTTCAACAGCAGAGGGCTTTTCCATTCCAGCTATGTGTTTTTGTATTTCTTCTAACTTTACTCTTAACTTTTGATCTTGCGGTAATTTATCAAAATTTTCAGTATCTCTTATTTGAAGATCTCTTATCTCTTGCTCTCGTAAAAATTTTGTATTTTTAAGAAGAAGATCGTCATCAAAGATTTCTTTATATTTATTTTTAAATTTTAATAAGTCTTCAAGACCCTTTATCTGTTGGTTGAAGTAAGACTGTGCCTGTTCAAGACTACTTTTTTTAATACCGTCTACCTTACCCTGTTTTCGTACAGATTGCTGGCTATATATTAACTCTATTTCTTTTGGTATTTCTCTTTTTAAAACGTTAATAGTTTCGGTTAGCTCTTTAATAGATTGAGCATTGTAAAAACTGTTGCTTAGATAAGTGTCTGGGTTCTGCGCTCTTTGAATTAAAACACTAGGGTCTGAAGTTGTAAAATTTACAGCTCTTGAACCGGCCTCTAATCTTGATTTTAAAGCAGGCATAAGCTCTTCAAAAATGGGTATCTTTAAAAGACCTCTTTCCGCTGTTGAATTATACGCATCAAGAAATAATTGTTTGCCTTTTTGCTCATCGGTCATGTCACGCATAATTCTATATGGAGTCTCCGATTTAAAGTCTTCAATCATTTCATAAATTCGACCGTCGCTTCTTGTATTTTGTATGGGTAAATCTTTTCTTTCTGAAATAACGGTTAAAAGATCTAATGTTTCACCCTCCTCAAGATCAAATAAGGCTCGAGTTTTCTTATCTTTGATTGCTACCTTTGCTTCAGTGGCAGATAAAAAACCACTATAATCGCCGTCTTCAATAATTTTGTTTACAAACGTAACGTCCTCTGGGTAAACCGCATTAATTTCATCAATCTTTTCATTACCTTTAGCTATCTTCTTCTGTAGAGTATCAACAGCACTATCAAAAGTTGAAGCGTCATCACCAGTGACGCCTTTTGCTCTTAAAACTAAATTACGTATGGGTACAGGTAAAAAATCTATCTCACCCGGTAAAAGTTTTTCTTCATTCTCTGCAAGTTTGGCTAAAAAATTGTCGAGGCTGAAAGGCTCATCGCCATTTACCAAAGCGTAAAGTTCTTTTTCTTGCTTTCGTGCGGCGGACAAGGCTTGTTGCGTAAGCTGCTCTAGGGCAAGAGACGACTTTGACGCTAAAAAAGTATCGTCTCGTTTAATTAGTTGATTAACAGTATTCTTTGCGCGTGTGTTTTTCTTATCTAACAATCGTGTAATAACACCTCTCATCAAATCCTCTTTCATAAGAGCCGCTTTTTCTAACAAGGCAGGGTTGCCGGTCTTTTGCATGACGTCTATTAAAGCGCCAAGCGTTACATAATCTTGATCTATTGCCGCTTGTATTGTTGGTCCAAACTCTTTCTCTTGAAGCATTGTCTGAAAAAGTTTTTTGATTGCTGGATCATCGGTAATTTGTAATAAGGACATAGTTTTTGTGATTGTTTCTTTTCCTGTCTCCTCATCGATAGTTTTTATAGGCTTTAAATCTACCCCTAAATCTTTGGCTAGTTTTTGTATGCCAAGCTCTCCTTTTTCATATGCCTGCAAGGCAGCCAATACTTTTTTTGGATTACCACCATTCTTTTTTATATACTCTATAAGCCGAGTGCCCTGATTTACTTGCTGTCCTTCCGGTAACGCATACTTACGTAATAAGTTAGCTACTCCTTGAGAACCTGCTTCAAAAAGTCTTGCTATAGCCCGAGGCGGACTAAAAACTCCACCCACAGTCTCTCCTATGAATCTAGGTGTTGGCTCACCGGGAAAACTACGTTCAGCAAAATAAGCTCCTGTTGCGGCACCTAATGTGCTCGTTGTCTCTATATAAGTAGCCCCTAATGGTCTTTTGGCATATGTTTCTATGATAGGCGCCAAAGGGTTTTTACTCTTGGCTAAAAAATCTATGTTATTAGATACAGTTGCTGAACCCGGACTATAATTTCGTGCAACAAGGTGCGGTGCGTAAAAAGAAATAATGCCCATACCTGCTGTTCGTCCCGCTTCTCCAAATGCACGAGCATCAGGCGTAAAAGGGGCATCATCAAATAAAAGATTTTTGATATTTTGTCCACTTGGAGTTAAACCTAAACCTGTTAAAATCCCCACACCAAGACCAATTATAGGTGATCTTGTTACTGCCGTCGCAGTCATGCCTGCCGCGACTCCACCCGCTAAAGGTGGAGACGCCTCTACCATGCCTAATTGTGTACCTTTTCCAAATGCTTCCAAACCCATTTCAGGTCGATAGCCAAGAAGCTTTGCGAGAAGATTAGCATCGTCAAAGCCCTTATCGCGTAAACCTTCAATATCTATTGTTCCCGGAAAGTTTCTTATGGCATAATCTAAAATCTGACGATTGTTCATATTAGCCTCGGCAGCCCTTTGGTTCAAATCTTGAAGATCAAAACTCTGTCTCCACGCTTCAACTGCATTTTTTTCAGCCTGTGTCCGCCCGATAGATACTTCAAAGGCTGCATCAGTAGGTTTTAAATCAGCTTGCGCAAGGTCAACAGTTGTATCCTCTTCCTGTGCAAAAGGACCAACTTGTGTAAGAGAAATGTCGTCTATGTCAAAATCTTCTGCCATCTTACCCTTCTGGATTTACGTTTATGAATTGATTGATATCAACATCTTGTGGGTTGCCACCCGCCTCTATTTGTTTAAATCTTCTTTCAAAGCTTTTTACTATGTTTGCATAACCACGTGCAACTCCTTGAAATTTAATTAAATCTGCACGTAGAGCGCCCACATCTGTTGTTTTAAGAGGATTTCTTAATATTTCTTGAATAGCGGCTATCTCTTTATTAAAGAAAGCCAAAACATTTCTAGCTTTATTATAAGAAGTTTCATCACCTTGCAAAAATTTACCCGGTGTAGGAAGCTTATCTTTTATTTCCATTCTAAAATCTTTGTCCGTCTTTCCCTTAACACTTGACATAATTACAAGTTGTGCATTGATGTTAAACCCATCTAAGACCTCTGCTGCTTGTGCCACGTTTGGAAAAGGCTTTTTCATAATAAAGCTTATTAATTCTGACCCTTTGTTAAAAAATTGTCCAATCGCTGTAGGCGTACCAGTCGCCTTAATAACATCAATCTCATCAATTAAACTTTTAAAAGTTACTCCACCAATCGGTCCTTCTTGTGCCTCTGTCAAAGCTTGATCAAGGGCAGGGGTTGAAGAACTTAATCCGCGTTGCCCCTTGGTTGGTAACCCCAAGTAAGCTCTTGGTAACGTAATAGTGTCATCATTTTGCGCTAAAGCTACTCTTCTTTGCACCGCCTCTTTCCACTCCGTTGGTAGGATTCCACCCGGCACTGTTTCATTTGTTACGGTGTTTAATACATCTTTTGTAAAGTTATCTATTACAAAATTAATTACATTATCCATTTCAGCTCCGGTTTGATTTAAGCTGTATTTAATTGCTAAATCTAATCCTTTGTTTTCCCCTTCTTCTGTCAAAAACTTTGAGAACATTCTAGTTAAAGGTAACTTGTAATCAAGAATATTGGAGCTAATACCTAGTACTTTTTCTTTATCGTTTTCGCTCAAGTTATCGTAAATATCGCGTGGAATATCTTTTATCTTATCGCCGGTGGGTAGAAGCACACGTTTTTTATCCTCATCTGACAGCTCATCAAAGATTGATTTTGGTATGCCTTTAACATCTGACTCTTCAGGTAAAATAATGCGTTTTTTCTCCTCATCTGGCAATTTATCATAAATTGATTTTGGTATGCCTTTAACGGTTTCTTCTTTAATATCGGGAACAAGTATTTTCTTTTTATCCTCTTCTGAAAATGTATTAAATATAGATTCAGGGATATTTTTTATTAACCTTTCCGTGATAGGTTTAGTTCCAAGTACTTTCTTTTTATCGTCATCTGATAATGTATTGAATATAGACTCAGGTATTCCTTTGATTGTTCTTTCTGTAATAGGCTTAATTCCTAATATCTTTTCTTTTTCAACATCAGAAAACTTGTTAAAAATGCTCACAGGTATTCCTTTAACTGTTGCTTCTTTTTTATTTGTTTGCCGAAGTTCTTCTATCTTGAGAGCGGACTCTCTACCTTTTTCTGCCTCTAATTTAGTTTCAGCTGCGGTTAGAGCCGATAACTGTATTGCTTGATCTCTTTGTTTTTGTGCTTGTTTTTTCTCTAACAAAGATTGTGCACGTTGACCAATTCTTTCTGGTAGCTGTGTTGTTCGCGCCGCTAAGGCAAGACGTTCAGCAGCACTTAAACCGGGACGCTCTCCCTCCATGGGGGCAGCAAAAGCCAAGCCTGTCTGTGCTAAATCAAATAACATTTGAGCTCGTGTCAGTCTCTTTTGCTCTTCTACATCCTCAGGCGTACCCAAAAGAGAACGTCGTGCTTCATAAGCTTGTTGTGCAAGCGGACCTAAACGTCCTGATAAATTTGCAAAAGGGTTAACGTCTCCCGAAACTAACCCTGCGTTTTGGAAGTATTGTACTGGGCGGACTTCACCGCCTTTGTTAAAATTTACGGGAGCAGTCCCGCCGGCCTCCATCATTGGTGGTTCGGGAACCGTGGACATTATGCCCCCGGCCATCGGCCCCTCCATAGGCTGCGTCATCTCTTGCTGTGCAAGCTGACCAATACCTTGATCGACATTTGCTAACATCATAACAGGCTGTACTAACGTTAACACGGACTCTGGTGTCTGGTTCGCGTCACCGGGACCGACAACTTCTGCTAATTCTTCGCGTCTTTCTTCTACTGTTGCCTGATCGCCACGCATAGTGTTCATTACCTGTTCGTAGTTTTGTGCCTGATCTAAGTCACCTATACCACCGGCAGCCTGTGCTAGAGCGCTCTGCACTATGTTTGGATCAAGTTGATCTTGTGGGGCTTGTTCTGGTGCAGGCATAGGAGGTGCTTGTGGAGGGGGCATACCTGCCGCCATCATCGGATCACCGCCCATCTGCATACCCACGGGTCCGCCATACTCTTTCTCTATAACACCACGCCCTATAAGTATATCTTTCTGTGTAATCTTGCCGTCACCGCTCAGATCAGGAAACGCTGCGCCTCCTTTTTCATACATTTGCACGGCCGGTCTAGCTAGTTGATTAAACATAGGACGTTGGCCCACAGAGCCAAGATCCACTCCAAATCGTTGATTTGCCATATCGCCTACCTCTCCTATAAATTCCTGTACCTCGCCTTGGTTTTCTTGTGCTAATTGCTCATTTATGAATTGACTAAGACCAGACAACGGACCGCGTTGCATAAATGCCTGTTGCAAATTACCGATTCCAACAGGTTGCCCCACTCTAGTCACCTCTTCTACTATAGGTCTTCTTTCTTCTTCTATAACAGGTCGTTGAGGCTCTGCTTGTCCAAGTTTTTCTTTAACTAAGGGAGGCACCATGCCTGTTAAAAACGGAAACATGATAGGACTCATTAGAATAACCCCGCTTGTTTAGCACCGCCATATGCGGATAGACCCGCTATACCTAAACCAAACAACTGTTGCGCCGGAGACACATCAGGTCGTTGCACTTGTGATAGTGTCATTTGTGAGGTTGGCGCTCCTCTATATATATCAGACAAGAAACCAAGGCGTTGATACGGCTCATAAAGCTGTGCCATATCGCTCTTACGCTTTGCTTCCAACTCAGCCTGTTGTTGTCTTTGTTGTGCTTGACCTAATTGAAACTGTGTTTGTATGTCTCTTAGAGCACTTTGCTGTGCTAACTCACCAATCCCTGCTCTTTGTACCCCAAGTTGTCCAAGAGTACTTGCGCCTTGTAACCCTAACGCTCCAATGCCCTGTGCCGCTTGTAATTGCCTTGCTCTCTCGCGCTCTGCCGCTTGTTGTGCCTGCAAAAAGTTTTGTGCTTGCGCTTGTGCCAAAGCCTGCGCTCTGTTTCTACCTATTTCTGTCTGCTGTATGCCTGCTC